TTTACCAATTCCAAAAATTTTAAAAATTAATGCAGGAACTGTTAAAAATACCCACTTAAAAAATAACCACCACCAGCCAATAAAAAGCCACCATAATATTCCATGATGTTTGGTAACTAATTTGCTTTCATTGACAACTTGAACAGTAACATTTTCACTATTACATTTAGGACAAACCATACAACACCTCCTTTACTACTTTTTTTATATTAAAAATACCTGTACTAGCATATTTCTAATCTATTTTAATTATAGCTTAGTTCTTTTCTCTCTAGCAATACCTACTATTTTAATAGGTAACTTTTCTATATCATCATTACTATACATCATAATATCATAAGCATTGTTATAAGGCCTTAATACTAAACCTTGTTCGTTTAATAAAACTTGTTTAAATGTTGCGTCATCACCATTAACCATAACAGCACAGTCTTTATTGTTATATTGTTCTTTATCTTCGTTTTGTTCAAATATAACTATGTCATCTTCCTGATATTTGGGATACATGCTATCACCACTAATTTTTAATCCATAGAATTTTTTACCACCTAAAATCCATTTTTTAGGTATTTCAACATAGTCAATTATTTCTTCCTGTGCTTCGATAGGGATTCCTGCTTTAATAGTTCCCAAGACTGGTATTTTAACAACATCTAAATCCAATTTGACATAATTAGCATTATCAAATTCTAAATCTTTAATTAATAAATCAGGTAAATTAACATTTAAAGCTTTAGCTACTTCTTCCACATTATCAATTGAAGGTTTAATTTCATTAGTTTCCCATCTACCAATTGTTGTTTGATTAACTCCAACCATTTCTCCTAATTTATTCTTTGAAATGCCTTTGCTTTCACGAAGATACTTTAAATTTTTTGAAAATAGATTACTCAAATTTAACACCTCCTTCGCACGTAGTTAGATATGAATAATAAATTATATATCTAACCATATTATAACACAAAAAAATAATAATACAATAAAAATTATGCTTTTTTGCATAAAAACTATTGACTTATGCGTAAAAGCATAGTATAATGAGTGCAAGATGAAAGGAGGAAAGTAATGAAAAGTACACGAGAATTAATATCTGAGGAATTGAGAAGTATCAGAGCAATTAGAAAAGAAAGTATTGAAAATGTTGCAGAAGGTTCAAATATAAATAAAGATACTATTTCCAGATATGAAAATAATTTAGTGTCCATGCAAATTGATACTTTAGAAAAATTATTAAATTATTACAAAATAGATTTTGATATTTTTTTTACAAACATATATGCGAAAAAGCATAATTTAGAACAAAATTAATATAATCACAACAGACAAAGGAGAATGAAAAATGAAAAAAAGAAAATTAAAAAGATGGGTTAAGGTTACATTATATAGTATTACTACTGCAATAGTAATAATTTGTTTATTAAACACTTTATCATCACTTGATAAAGACTTTATGAAGAATTGTACTAATAGTGGTTATTCTGTTAGATACTGTAAAGCACATAAATAATGGCAAAAATAAAAGTAATTGTAACTAACCCTAAGACTAAAGAAGAATATAATCAGATGATAGATGATCTAAATAAATATTTAAAAGAAAAATATTCATGTAATAAAAAAGACTTATGAGCTCCGAACAACTCATAAATCAAGTAATTACATAACACAATTACTCTTTAAGTATAACACAAGAGTAGCAAAAATGCAAGAATGGGTAATGGTTGAGTAGAAAGGCAAACATGAATGAGATTAATAGTTTTACTTTCTATAGGGACTATTATTTCTTAATAGATACAATGCCTATAGAAGATAAAAGAGATTTAGCTGTAGCTATTTTAGATTATATTTTTAAGGATATAAAACCAAACTTTGAAGGGCATAAAAAAGCTGTATTTAATACTCTTAGTCATCAATTAGATGTATCTAAATCTAATTCAAAAAGAAGAGTAAAAAAAGAACCGGAAGAAAACCGAAAAAAAACCGGAGCAAAACCGGAGAAAAACAAAACAAGTATTTCTAATTTTAAGTTTTATATTTCTAATTTAGAATTTATTAAAGATATAATTAATTATTTAAATAATAAAACAAATAGTAATTTTAAATATACTACTAAAACAACTCAACAAAAAATCAATGCACGATTGAACGAGGGTTATAAGCTCGACGACTTCATAGCTGTAATTGATAAAAAATACAATGAGTGGGTAGGTACTGAATTTGAAAGATATTTATGTCCAGAAACTTTATTTGGTACTAAGTTTGAAAAATATCTAAATCAAAAAGAAACAAAAAAGGTTGAAAAATTACCAAGTTGGTTTAACGAAAATAAAAAATCAACAAAGGCAACCGAAGAAGAAAAACAAGAAATAGAAGATTTATTAAAGGAGTTTAAATAATGGAATTTAATTATGAAGATATAACTTTAGGGGATTTGGATATTGAATTAAATTATAGAAACTTTGAAATAATATGCGATGGAGACGCAGGAAAAAACGGGATGGTAAAAATAGGAGTGATCGATAATGAAGAGATTAACTCAAAAGGATAGAATACTCAACCATCTAGAACAGTATGGAAGTATAACAACATGGGATAGTTTCTCACTATACGGAGATACAAGACTTTCAGACAAAATATATAGGCTAAAAAAAGATGGCTATGATTTTGAAGAAGAATGGGAAACCAAACTAAATAGATTTGGTAATCCAGTAACATTTAAAAGATACATTTTGAAATAAGGAGGTAACAAAATGGAAAAGAAAACTGAAAACAAAAAAGAAGAAAAATTAAATTTATATCAAAAAATACAAAGATGTAGAGTAGAACTACAAAATTGTAATTTAAAGAAATCAGGGAAAAACAAATTTGCTAATTTTGAATATTATGAATTAGCTGACTTCTTACCAAAAGTTAATGAATTATTTGATAAATACAAATTATTTAGTCAATTTACTTTGAAAAATGATATTGCAACATTAGAAGTTTTTGATACAGAAGAGATAGACATAGAAGGTAAATTAAATAGTGTAACATTTTCTAGCCCAACAGCAGAAATAACAATAAAAGGTGCAAATTCTATTCAAAATTTGGGTGGAGCAAACACATATATGAAGAGATATCTTTATTTAAATTTACTAGAAATAGTAGAAAATGAAATTTTTGATATTTCATTAACAGAAGGACAAAATAGAAAAAAAACACTAACAAAGGGAGAAGAAAAAGAAGTATTAGATTTAATGCAAAAAATGAGAGAATTATCTGATTTAACGAATACTGATTATGACAAGCTATTAGCATATTATAAAGTTAAATCAAATTCAGAAATGACATTAGAACAGTTACAAGACTGTGTTAAAAATTTAGAGACAAAACAACAAAAAATTGAAATGCTAAAAGAGAGCGGACAGGAGGTTGAATAATGAATCCATTTGAAATAACAGTAGATGATATTCAGGACAACAATACCAAAGAAATAATAGCTTTAGGAACTAAGGTAGAACAATTAGAAAGAAAAATACAAGAATTTAAAAAGGTTGAAGAACATTACAAAGAATCAAAAGAAGAATTAAGACAAAAAATGTTAAATGCAGGTGTAAAAACATGGACATTAGGTAACGGTACTAAACTAACGGCTATGGAAGATATAGAACCAAAAGAGAAAAAAACAAAAGCATTTGCAATAGCAAAATTAAAAGAAGAAATGCCTGATATTTATGAGAAATATGTATTTGAACACACAGAAATAACAAGTGGAAGAAAAGGAAGTCTAAGAATAACACTTCCAAAGGAGGCATAAATGATAGATACAACAGGATTAGGAGGGGGTTCTTATCCTGAACCTCCTAATGAAGTAATAGATGATGATGACTATGATTTAGGATGGGATTTAGATTATGCTGATGAATACCACGATTTAATGATGATAGGAGAGATAGAGTGAGTGTAATTGAAAACATCAAAAAAGCAATTTCTCTACTAGAAGAAAATGAGAATTACTATCAAGAGTTGTTTGAATTACAATCACAAACTGATAAAAAAATAGATTATTGGTTACATTATATTGAACTTGAAAAAGTACCTGTAACACAATCTTATAAAATCATTAAAGAAATAAAAAGGCTTAGGAATTTAAGAAGACAATATAAAAATGAAATGGCTCTAATGAGAGTATTTAAAGATAATGAACAAAAGCTATGTAATATTTCAAATAGAAAAATATTACTAAATCAAATATGTAGAACTGATAACAAACAACAAAATGCAAAATACAGTTATGACGCATATACATCAGAAGAAATAGAAAAAATATTAGGAGGTATAGAATGATAAATAAAGTAATTTTAATAGGAAGATTAACAAAAGACGCAGAATTAAGATATACATCATCAAATAAAGCTTATGCAAGTTTTAGTTTAGCAGTACAAAGAGATTATAAGAATACAGATGGTAATTATGATAGTGACTTTATAAACATAGCTATGTGGGGGCAAATTGCAGAAACAGTAAATAAGTATACACATAAAGGAGACTTAATAGCAGTAAGTGGAAGGTTACAAACTAGAACGTATGAAAATAACGAAGGTAAAAAAGTATATGTTACAGAAGTAATAGCTGATAAAGTAACTTTCTTACAACAAAAAAAAGAAGAAAATAAAGCTAGTGCCCAAGAAGAAAAACAAGATAATGATCCGTTTGAAGAAATGGGAAAGCAAGTAGAAGCAGAAATTGATGACAATGATTTACCATTTTAGGAGGAAACATGACAGATAAAAGAGTATTAGAAGAAGCAATTAAAATAATCAATAAGTATATTAAAGGTCAACAACCTAAAAGTAGGCTAGAAATAGTAAATGCTAAAGAAGTAAAAGAAAAATTAAATTCTATGATGTATAAAAGGGATTGATATTATGGATTTATTTAATGAGCTTCAGTATAAAATTAAAGAATTAGATTTAAGTATTAAATCGCTAAGAAAAACTGGAACAGAATTTGCTGAAGCTGAAAGAGATTATAAGATAACTTTAAGAGAAGAAGCTTTAAAATTGAGAGCGGAAAAAGGAATGCCAGTCACACTAATACAACAGGTTGTGTATGGTGTTCCTGAAGTAGCAAAAAAGAGATTTCAAAGAGATATTAAAGAAGCAGTTTATCAAGCTAATCAAGAAGCTATTAACAGCATTAAACTACAAATTAGAGTAATAGAGAATCAACTACAAAGAGAGTGGGGTAATGCTAAATGACAAAATATATGACAAAAGAAGAATATAAATTTAATTTGTTATATGCTTTTCCATCATATAGATGTCTATTATATGAATTAGAAGAGCAAGAAAAGACTATAAAAAGATTAAAAAGAACCATAGAAGGATATAAAAAGACAAATAAGGATTTTGATTCATTAATAAAGCAAAAGAATAGAATAATTTATAGATTAAGAAAAAAAAGGAGTGTTCAAGATGAAAAGTTGGCTAGATTACAGGAACCATTTTTCTAATGATTTTAGATTATTAGAGGAATTGACAAAATACAAAGTTAGTTGTCCATGTGGACATAAAACAGTATTTTATCCATTTGAAAAGAAGGATAAAAAGATATGCAGTTGGTGTGGACATTATGTTTATATAAATAAAAGAGTTGAATTTAAAGAAAAGTTACGCAGATTACTAAAAATAGAGGGGGTATATCAATGAGAAAGCAAGAAATGAAGTATTATATCTTAGCTTGTATTGGAATACCTACCTCTATTATTTTACTTATAGGATTATCAATATTTATGACAATGGCTGATGATCTAGATAAAAGAATAGTAAAGCAAGAACAATACATAAGAGAATTAGAACAGGAAATAAAAACAACTGAAATGATGTGTGTAAATGACTGATATAGA